TGAGCTCCTAGGCCCATTCGGAGAAGGCTTCCTAGTGAGTGCCGAAGGAACGGCCTCTCTAACGGGAACCGAAGGAACCGCCCAGAACCAAGGCGAAGAAGGCAAGGCCATCCTGGTGGAGGTGTAGATGTTCATCAAACAGGGGGATCTCTACCCCCCACTAGTGATCGACACCAACGCCAACGTGACTGGTGCTACCTCCCTCGTAGCCAAGATGAGGAAGGTTCACGGCACCACGGTAACAACCAAGACCCTTACAGCAACCGATGCCCCTAACGGCATCCTGTCCTACACATGGATAGCAGGGGATACCGACGTACCAGGTACTTACCTAGTAGAGGCCATAGTCACCTTCGCTAGCGGTGCTATTCAAAGGTTTCCCCAGCGTTCATATCTCGAGGTACACATACGACCAAAGGTGGGGTAGGGGTGCAGCGTGCTTGCATTGTAGGGGGGTGCCCCCACCCTGCAGTAAGGGGACGGAGTAGGTGCAGGGTACATGGGGTGGGTACCCCACGTGGACCCTCACACTATGGCTATGCATGGCAGAGACTAAGGGAACAGGCTAAGCAGGTACTACCCATGGTGTGTGCAGTGGGCCACCATCCCCTGCCCTCCTTCGATGGTGCACATCTAGATCACGTTGTGCCTAAGAGCTTGGGCGGACGAGATGTAATCGAGAACGTTCAGTGGTCATGCCCTAGGCACAATATATCGAAGGGCGGAGCGAATCGTGCTCGATACAAAAAGCAGGGGGAGGGAAAAACCTCGGGATCATAGCCGCGGAGATACGTCAGCCCACTCGTCCGAAAAATCTTCGGATTCTGCCCCATTTCGGTACACCCTTCCGGATTTCCGCCGGTACGCTCGGAAGCTGAAGACTGAGAACGGAAAGCCGTTTGAGATCAAGCCATTCCAAGCGGCCTTCCTCAAAGCGCACTTCAGCGGCATCCCGGAGCTCGTAGTAGTGATGCCCAAGGGGAACGGCAAGACGACGATCCTGTCGGCCCTGGCTCTGTTCCACCTGGAGACCGTTCCTGGGGCCGATGTGTATATCGCGGCTACCTCTATCCGACAGGCACGCATCCTGTTCCGCCAGGCCGCGGCGATGGTTATCAGGTCTGGGATGGATAACCTCGAGGTCAAGTCCGGCTATGGGGAGATTCGGTTCGAGGGCGACGTTCAGCGGGTTGGGCCGCGTATCCAGGTCGTTTCGTCTGAAGCTGGGGGAGAAGACGGTGCCATCCCGACGCTGGCTCTGATTGACGAACTCCACAGGCACAGAGACGGAGACCTCTATGGGGTCTTCCGGGATGGCCTGGCGAAGCGGTCAGGGCAGATGATCACGATCTCTACGGCTGGGGCCGCCCTGGACTCCCCATTGGGGAAGTTCCGGGTCATGGCTCACGAACATGAGAGCTTTCGCCGAACCGGCGTGCTGAACACTGCTCGCTGGGAGTCTTTCGCTTGGTTCGAGTGGTGCCTCCGAGACACCGATGACACCCAGAATCTAGCCCTGGTGGCGAAGGCAAACCCACTGCTATCGGTCGCCGATTTGAGACAGCGTAGGGACTCACCTACCACGACGCCCGGTGCCTGGCTGCGGTTCGCTTGCGGTATCTGGACCGAGGGTGAGGACCCCTGGGTTACGCCCTCGATGTGGGATCCCCTCCGAACGGATATCGGGGGAGTCGTTGAGGGCGAGGAAGTCACTGTAGCCGTCCGGGTGGGGGCAGCCGCGGGAATCGCCATCGCCGCCGAGCGACACGATGGTCATGTCGCGGTCAAGGTCGAGATCCTCCATGCCCCCATCGGTGGCCGCCTGGCCTACGAGAGTGTGGAATACGCGCTCCGTCGCATCGCTGAGCGGTACACCGTGCTCCGGGTGGGATTTGACCCGGATCAATTCCAACGGTCCGCCGAGATTCTTCAGGAAGCAGGGTTGCCGATGATGGAGGTTCCTCAGCGCCCCAAGCGTCTAGCTGGAGCTACTAGCACTCTCTGGCGTCTCATCTCCGGGGGACTCCTGGCCCATGACGGTGATCCAGACCTCCGGGCTCAGGTATTCGCTGGCCGGACAAAGGAGACCGTGGAGGGTTACAGGCTCGAGCCCACTGCTGATACTGCCGGGTTGATCGCGTTGGCGATGGCTTGCCACATGATCACCGAGCAGCCAGCCGAGACGCCGGCCTTCGTGGCGCTCTGATGGGGCTGCTCTCTCGCCTCGATAACTGGATGTGGCGACCCCTTGAGAGTCACAGCATCGACAAGGTCAAGCTATGGAACACCGGGGCCGACATCGGCGAACCGGTCTATGCCGGTGTCAATGTCTCCCAAGAATCGGCACTACGCCTCTCGGTGGTCTGGCGCTGTATCAGCTTGATCTCGGAGACACTGGCCTCGCTCCCAGCCGATGCGGTACGCAAACAAGACGATATCCGCCTCCCGGTGGACCGCCCCCCGGCCTGGCTACAGACACCGAACCCGGAGGCTAATTGGTTCGAATTCGCCGAGCGCATCTTTGAATCACTGCTCATGGACGGGAACGCCTTCATCCTCATCTCGAGGCTGGACGCGCAGGCGATGCCCGCCGAGCTATGGACGCTGAATCCGCGCCAGGTGGAGGTCAAACGAAATCAGAATCCGCCACGGGAGATCTTCTTCCTATGGGGCGGGGAGACGAGGCTTACGCGGTTCGACCCAGTGACCCACTTGGGCGACGTTCTACACATCAAACTGAAGACGGCCGGTGGACTCCGGGGGATGTCCCCGTTGGATATGGCGCGGCAATCGATCGGATTGGGGCTGGTCGAGGAGAAGTTCGGGGCCAAGTTCTTCGGACGTGGGCAAACGATGTCCGGGGTGATCCAGCTTCCCGCAGCCACGCCGGCCCTATCGCGTGAGCACATCGAACTCATGCGAGAGACATGGGAGGCGGCGCACAGCGGTTCTGATAACGCCCACCGTCCCGGCATCCTGTCCGGTGGTGCTACATGGCAGGGCATCACCATTACGCCTGAGCAATCGCAATTCCTTGAGAGCCGTGCCTTCCAGGTCGAGGACATCGCTACTAGGTTCTTCGGGGTCCCCCCGCATCTAGTCGGTCTGACAGAGAAACAGACCTCCTGGGGAACAGGGGTGGCCGAGCAGGGTATCGCGCTCTATCGGTACACGCTCAAGGGCCACCTAACAAGGTTCGAGGCTGCCATGTCAACGCTGCTTCCTCGAGGACAGTTCGTGAGGTTGAACCACAGGGCTCTACTCGAGGCGGACCCCAAGACAGAAGCGGGCATCCTCGAGACCGAACTGCGTAATGGTGTCGTGAACTTCAACTATTGGCGGTCCAAGCTCGACCTTGAGCCTCGCCCTGGTGGTGACCGCTACATGATTCCGGCGAACAACCAGACCATCCTTGAGCCGAACGGACTTCCCCCGGAGAAGCAGCCAATCCCGGCCGCATTCCAGAGTCCCAATGGGAACGGGCAGCAGCCCGCAAATCAGGAAGCCAGGGTCTGATGCCGTGGCATATCGAGAAACGCAAGGGGAAATTCTGTGTCATCAAAGAGACAGATAACTCGACTGAGAAATGCCACGACACCGAGGCGAAGGCAAAGGCGCATCTAAGTGCCCTATATGCGAATGAGGCTAGTGGAGGTAATCCCATGACTGTCGAGTATGCAAGCGTCCAGCGTGAGTTTGCCCAGGCTCAGATGCAGGGCCGCACCCTTATCGGTTACGCCTCGGTATTCGATTATCCGATCGAGGCCGGCCATTCATCGCACCCTCAGACACATTTCGTCAAGCCCGGTGCGTTCAATCGCACGCTTGAGAAGCATCCAACGCCTCAGGTACTTCTGAACCATGGACAAGATCCTGTAGTGGGTCAGAAGCCCCTGGGGGTTCCTGAGGTCATCAGGGTCGATTCGCATGGCCTCTACGTTGAGGTGCCGCTAGATAAGACCTCATACAACGAGGACATCCTTGTATCACTCCGCTCCGGGGCACTTAGTGCCATGTCGATCATGTTTAAGACGGAGCAGGATAGCTATAACGATGACCGCACCGAGCGTTATATCGAGCAGGTGCGACTATTCGAGTTCGGCCCCGTGACATTCCCAGCGAATCAGGCAGCGGTGGCGTCGCTGCATTCGCTTACTGACTTTGCACCAACCCAGGCCGAGGAACCCTCAGACGAAGGTCAGAGCGCCCTTCTAGAGGTCCGCTTCTCCTGGAAAACAAGGATCGAGTCCAACGAGCAGACGCTCGCAGAACTCGCCGAGCAAGAGGAGAGATTGAAGCATGTCCGTACATGACGTAGTTCGGCAGCTGTACGACAAGCGCCGAAATCTCGTCGAGCAACAGCGTGAAATCCAGGAGACCATCGAGGGCAACCTCGACTCTGAGGGTAACGGTGAAGCTCAGGCAAGGTGGGATGCGCTAGACAAGGAACAGAACGACATCGGTCAGAGGATCAACAACCTGCTGGCCGGCGCTGAGTCCGAGAAAGAGATGGCGGCACAGCGTGAGCGATTCGAGAAGGTTGTTGCTAGCCCGGATGTCAGGGCGGATGCCGAAACAGAGACATACGCCAAAATCGACAACTGGATGCGGGCTGGTCAAAAGGGTCGGGAGGACTCTTACGTCCGTCCCTTCCTTGATATCAACCTTGAGCAGCACGACCTGACCAAGGGCACGGCTACGGCAGGTGCTGAGTTGATCCCAACGGGATTCGTTCGGACCCTGTACGAGCACCTTGTGGCCCAGGCAGGCGTCAGACAGACGAACGCCACCCTCTACACCACCTCATCGGGTGAGAACCTCTTGATCCCGAAGACGGCGACTCACGGTGGTAACGCCACGATCATCGCTGAGGGTGTGGCTGGTGCTGAGTCTGACCCGACGTTCGGTCAGGTGTCGGTCGGTTCGTTCAAGTACTTCAAGATCATCGATATCTCACGCGAGCTCTTGGAGGACTCGGCGATCGACGTGGTTGGCTATCTCGCCCGTGCGATGGGTACGGCGATGGGCCTTGGTAACGGAGCGCACCTGGTCACCGGGACAGGTACGGGCCAGCCCCAGGGCATTGCTAACGCTCCATCGGGTATCACGGGTCCGGTTGGTACTACGCTGACATTCGGTCTGACGACATCCGGCAACGGTCCCGCTGATGGACTGATCGACCTGTACCACAACGTGGTGGCTGGCTACCGGCGCAATGGCTGGTGGATCATGAACGACCTGACGGCCGCCGTGATTCGCAAGCTGAAGTCCGGTTCGGCTCTGTTCGACTACCTGTGGGCTCCGGGGATTCAGGCGGGATCGCCTGATACCCTCCTCGGCCGCCCAGTGGTCACCGATCCCACGATGGCGGTCCCGGCGGCTAACGCTGTGTCCGTTGGGTTCGGCGACTTCAGTGCCTACTACGCGATTCGAGACGTGGTGGGTCTGCGGTTCGAGCGTTCGGATGAGTCGAAGTTCGCCACTGACCAGGTGGCGTTCCGCGGCATCCTGCGAACGGACGCCAGGCAGGTCGTCAACGGTGCAGCCGGTGCGGTGAAGTTCTTCACCCACTCGGCCACATAACCCGGAGCAACGCTGGACACGGGGGGGGCCTTCGGGCCCCCCTGCTCCGGAAGGGGGTCACATGGCAAGGAAGGTACGAATCCTGAACATCGCTGGCGCGATGGCCTACGGTGTGGATGAGAAGGATGCCGGCAAGGTCGTCTCCGTCGAACCCACGGTGGCGGATGCACTTGTCGGTATGGGCTTTGGAGAGGAAGTTGAGTCACGGGTTACAAAGGCTGAGAAGCCTAAGTGAGTGACCCGTTCGCTACCGCTGGGGAGCTCTCCCAACTCATCGGGAACACTGAGCCCACTGACCTAGCCAGGATGCAGCTGTTCCTTGATCTGGCCTCGGCAGAGATCCGCCGCTACACGGCGCAGACGCTCTCACAGGTTGCGGGCGACGTGGTGGTTCTGCCGGCTCTGGAGCGGACAACCCTGGTGTTACCAGAGCGACCAGTGACGGCGATCACAACCGTGGTGGCGGGTGGTGTGA